ACCAACAATTTAGTTGGTATGTATCTAGCTTCTGGCACCAGCGATACAAACAGTGACTACGACTTTGAGTTCAACATCCGAGAGCAGGACAACTCGGACTACACAACTACAACCGGGGCTGGGTTTGTTTGGAGTCGGTGGGGTACCAATTTAATGTCCCTTAAACGAGATGGAAAATTATCCGTCTCTGACAAAACAATCATCGGCTCCACCAGTGTTACTCCTGATGGCACTTTGCATGTGCATACTGGTAGTGCTGGTAGTGTCAGTCCAGTATCAAATGCTGATGACTTAGTTATAGAAAATAGTGGGTCTGGTGGAATATCTTTACTCACTCCAGACGCAAGCGTAAGTAATATATATTTTGGTTCGGTTTCAAGCAATCTTGGCGCTTTTATCCGCTGGGGATATTCCACTAATACCTTTGATGTAGGCACTGTAAAAGTGGGAGCATCTTTACGACTCTCTGGTGGAAACGCAGTAACCAACCTCACCCTATCAGGTGCTAGTGGTAGTGAGCTTGCTACTTTTGCAGGTGATGTCACCCTCTCCAACGGCAAGGTATCAATTACTGATACTGCTAATGAGATTGCGCTTAATGTGACAAGTTCTGCAACAAGCGTAGCAGCAGTTAATGTGTCAGCGCCAACTGGCGGAAACCTTATGACGCTAACCAATTCGCATGCGTCACTTCCTTATGGGATTAATTTAAGTTTCTCTGCCGCTGCTCCAGATGATAATACTCAATATGCGTTTCGGTTTGCAGATTCCAGCGACTTGAGGGCAATACTGTATTCGGATGGCGACTGGGCCAACCACGATGGCACTTACGGTACTATCTCTGACGCAAAGCTGAAGACTGACTTCCAAGCAACACGTAGTTATTGGAATGACTTCAAAGCCCTGCAATACAAGAAGTACCGAATGTTGTCTGACATTGAGCAGTACGGTGATGATGCTGAATACCGTATCGGTCTGGTAGCGCAAGAGACTGCCGAAGTGTTCCCCGGTTTGGTGAAAGAAGGTGCCGATGGCAACCTGTTCATCAAGTCTTCGATCATCGACGGAGTTATTAACTCAATCGTGTTGCAGGAAGCAATGGCTAGGATTGAAGAGCTAGAGAAGAAGATACATGAATTAACAAGCTAGAAAAACGGGGATTGCTTTTTCAACCAACGCACCATCCTTGACAAACATGAGAAACAACTTGAAACTGCCTGAATGGATGAAGGAAGCATGGAAGGATAGCTGGGGACTCTGGCTGGTGCTTTTGATCGCACTGCTGATTGGAATATGGCAGCAGGCTCAAGGTCAGGAATTTGACAGCAATACACAGACCTGTGATAACTGCCTGTCAGAGCCCTACGTGTGGGAAGGGCAGGTGGATGTGTTCCTGAACGATGATAACTCGCCGTTCCCCAGGGACGAGGTAGCAGCCGAAATCCAGTGGGTGCTGGACTACTTCAATCTGTACATTGAATGGAACGCAAGCTATTCTGGCACGAGTTCGATGGTTCCCGTGTGGATGCCTGATTCCACCCGAGGCAATACGATTATCGTGACATTCGGGGAAGATACAATGGGCTTTGAAGCCTACGCTACGGTGTGGGCGCTGGAAGATGGGAGGCTGGAAAACGGTGAAGTGACTATCCTGCCCAGCGTCCCTAGAGAGTGCTTGAGAGGCTACTTGCTGCACGAGTTCATGCACTTGCTGGATGTGCCTCATACAAGCTACCAGCACTCAATAATGACCGTGCCTTATCACGACTGCATCTATCAGGCGACTCTGAGGCTGTACGACATTGAAAGGCTTCAGGAGAAGTACCCATCAAGGCCAAACCGTCAGGGAGTCATAACGTCCTACGTGGAGGGTCAGTACATCTGCAATTATCAGCCGGAAGTAACAGAGGCCGGAATCACAGCAGAGGTTTCATGGTGCGTTGCTTGGCAGAATATGAGGGCTATTGTGCATAAGGGGGGACTGTAGATGAAGACGGAAAACACTCCGCTTCCTTAAGCACCCTGAGATAACGGGAAGCCACCACCCGTTTTTGGTGGCAATTTAGAGGAGAAACATGATGGCAAATCAAAAAACCCCCATCACGATTGACGGTGTTGAATATCAATTTGAAGACATGACCCAAGAACAGCAAGTCTTGGTCAACCATGTTGCTGATTTAGACCGCAAGCTGGGTTCTGCCCGGTTTAACGTCGATCAGCTTCAAGTTGGCAGGGACGCTTTTTTTGGGATGCTAACTCGCTCTCTTGCCCAAAAAGCAGAAGAGCCCGAAGTAGTGAACGGATGATATGCCACTTACCAAGTTACAGTTCAGACACGGGATTAACCATGAGGTAACCTCGTACACCAACGAAGGTGGTTGGTACGACTGTGACAAGGTGCGGTTTCGCTTCGGCTTTCCGGAAAAGATAGGTGGCTGGCAGAAGTATTCTGGCACCACCTTTCTTGGCGCTTGCTGGACGTGTCTCATACAAGCTACCCGCACTCAATATTTCTTTGTCCGCTACATGATGAAGATATGCTTGGGATGTACTTGGGTTAAGGAAGAAGCACATGAGTGAGCCAATGAAAAATCCAGCAATGAGCTACTTCAAGACTGCTTTGATAATGCAGGTTGTTGACGGAGGATGGGAACTTGTTTATCCCTTCGTTTACCACAGCGACCTTTTAGGTCGGGACATCGAGGTTCCTGCCGGATACTTTACTGATCTGGCTAGTGTTCCTCAGATTTTCCGTTTTATTGTGCCTGTGGCTAATGCCAATAACCGCAAGGCGGCTGTTGTCCATGATTATTTATGCACTAACCCCGAAGGGCTTGTCCAAGATCAAAAGCAGGCAGATCAAGTTTTTCGTGAGGCTTTGGGGGTAGTTGGGGTTGGGCGTTTTCGTTCCGCCGCTTTGTACTACCCTGTACGCACTTATCAAGCAATCAAAGGATGGTTTAAATGAGACTACTTATTTTAGGTTTAGCACTGGCACTTAATGCTTGTACTCAACTGAACAGTTTAGAGATCACGCCCGAAGATAACGCAATGGCGTGTATCAAAGGTGAAACGTCTGCAACGTCTGGTGTTTTTGGTGGAAACATCTCTGGAATCACTGTTGAGCTTCCTGCTGGCACTGACACTTCTGACTGGACTGCTGCGGATTGGAAAGAACTTGCCGAACTCTGCGATTAAAAATTACCAAAAACTTCTGGAAATTCTCAAGCTCCACGAAGGTGACGTAAAAGACAATTAATTATGGCATTTAAAAATTCTGATAACGCAAGGCAACCTAGTGCTGATTTATTAAAGTATTGCAATACAGAAAAACAAAGAAAAGTCCTTGAGCTGTGGATAGAACTAGGAACAAGTAAGGCTGTTGCCAATCAGTTAGATGTAACCGAAACAACAGTAAGAAGGGTAAAGGCTACAGTTGCAGCTTATGCTGCTAAACGTGGATATACCGAAACATTTGATGCAACAAGGTTTGTAGACCCAGGACAGGTAATTGTTGGAAAGTCTACATTTACTAAAGATGACGAAGGTAATCCTGTCTGGATTAAAACAAAAACAGAGATTGAAGACCAAAGAAAGGCTTTTTTTGATTTTATTGAAGGACTACTAAATTATGTAGAGCCAGTAAATCCAAAAAAGGCAGAGAACAAAAAGCGTAATAAAGACATCATGCCAGCCATATTTATTGGCGATGCTCATATAGGCATGAGGGCAGATGGATCGGAGACTAGGGATAGATCATTCGATTCACGAATTGCTAAGGAAGAAATCTGTGTAGCCATATCAGACCTTGTTTCTGTGGCTCCAGAGGCCGATACAGGGCTTTTAGTGAATGTTGGCGACTTTGTTCATGCCAATAATTCAAATGCTACTACGGCGAAGGGAACGCCTTTAGATGTTGATACACGTTACGAGAAGTTCATGCGTGTAGCAGCAGAAACATTGGTCTACTCGATAGACACAATGTTGACAAAGTTCAAGAACGTACAGGTTGTTATTGCTAGAGGAAACCATGATCCTGATGCAGCCATAGCCCTACAGATGATCTTAGAGTTTTATTACTCTAAAGAGCCGAGGGTTAATGTCTTAAGGTCAAAGGGCTTTTTTCACTACTTAAGGTTTGGTAAGTGGTTAATCGGAGTTCATCATGGTGATAAGGTTAAGGCACAGAAACTGGCATCTATCATGCCAAGAGATATGCCGGATGCATGGGCAGAGACAACGCACAGGATGTGGGCTGTAGGGCATTTTCATCATGCCCACGAACTTGAATGTGATAACTCGGTTATTGTTAAGAAGTTTGGCACTTTAGCCCCGCCAGATGCGTGGCACTCCAGTCAGGGATATGGTTCTTCTCACGTCATGGAGATGATTGTGTTTAAACGGGAGGGTGGAAAGATGCTTTCTTACACCTATGAAATTCCTAAAGAGCATAAAGGCGTGGATGTTGAAATACTATGAGTGAAGACAGGCTTAACAGAATAGAAGGGAAGCTAGACGATCTGCAAAAGGCCATCATTAGTTTGGCTCGTGTAGAGGAAAGACTGGTGACAGTGTTTAACCGTCAAAGCAACATAGAGCAGAAAGTTAATTCAATGAACGATGACCTTCAAACGCTTACAGCAAAGATTGGAAGTATGTATGCAGAGAGGATATTCTGGATCATATTAGCCGCTGGCATTGCTGTTATTGGTCGTTATATATGACTGACAAGATAATAGATTTTCCAAAGAAGGTTGATCTTGAAGAGCTTGGTCAACAAGCAGATGAAGAATTGACAAACTGGTGTTGTCAAAAGATAGAAGAAGGAATACCAATAGCCTATTTGGTTGGAATCTTGTTCTTTAATGCACAGTTTTTTTTAACATCAGAGATTGTTGAAGAAGAATAGAGAGTATTGCTATGGATGAAGTTTATGGTGGCAAAACACTTGAAGAAATGCTGTGGGATACTTATGGCACAACCATTTATGATGTAAATCGTAGTCTATTTGGTTCTGATTCTGGTTCAGGTTATAACCCAGAGTATCTTCAAAGTGTTTATAACCAAATCATGCAGAAGTACCCAGAATTTAATTTTGGTGCTGGTCTTCCTGCTCCTTCTGCTGATTATGTATTGAGTCAGTCTGGGGTTGCTGCTGATGGAAATTACACCCAAGAAGACATTAATACTATTGCTGAATTGATAGGCAGAGGAATTGTAACTATTCCTCAAGTTTCACAATTCTATGGAATCCCTGAAGAAACAATTTCATCAGTCTATGAAGCCAATGCTCCAGTAGAAAACATTATTACTAATCCACTTCTTCAAAATGCTGACTGGCTTGGAAATGACCTTACAGCTCCTACAGGGTCTCTTTTGGACATTTCTTCTCCTGATGAATTGCCTCCAGTTGATTTGACCAAAGAACAAAGAGATCAGGCTTATAGAGCTATTGGGGATATTCAGGACGATGAAATTCTTACTCTAGAACAGAAGCGTAATGAAGTATCTAATATCCTTACTAATCTTGGTATTCCTCACGATCCTTCAACATTAGATACGTTTAGTTATGCCTATGACCAGTATGGATTATTGTCAAAGAGAATAAATATCGTAGAGCCTACTGACTCTTCTGCTGCTGCTGCCGCTACTGCTGGAGCTTCTACTGCTGGAGCTTCTACTGCTGGAGCTTCTACAAATGGCGCTGCTAGTAACGGTCAAGAAGCTATATCCATTACAGGCGCTACTCCCTCTACTACAGCTTCTACTAGCCCTACAGACGTTCAGAGAACAGCCGCAGCCGCAGATTCTGGTGGAGGAGTTCAGGGAGCTAAAGCTGGGGATTGGGTATACGATTCTAAAGATGAAGTTTTTAGACAAGTTGGTGGTATAGAAGTAATAAAGCCTAAACCTGGGGATTATTACAATGGACAAGTTTTAAACAGTTATGAAGTTGCAGAAGTGTTTGAAAAATGGGAAGACAATTCAACAATTAACCCTGCTGCTGGTAGTGGCGGGACTTTGTCTGGTTCTGCTGGAACAAAGTGGGGAGCTATTTATTCTGTTTTAGGTGCTGCTGGCGTTATTGCAGAAATGGCTAGGACAGGAAAAACTGTTGCAGATGTTTCTAAAGAAACTGGTATTAGTGAAGCAGAAATACAAGACGCTATAAATAAACATGTAGTAACAATAGACGGGACAGTGGATTTAATTGGGCCTACACCTACACCCGAGCCGCAACCACAACCTGAACCACAACCGGAGCCCGAACCACAACCACAACCGGAGCCCGAACCACAACCGGAGCCAGCACCACAACCTGAGCCTACGCCTACGCCTACGCCTACGCCTACACCTACGCCTACACCTACGCCTACGCCTACGCTTGAGCCAGAGCCAGCACCTGGGACAGGGCCTGAACCTGGGCCAGCACCGGGCCCCGGGCCAGCACCCGGCCCTGGTGACGGCGGTGGCGGTGGAGGTGGCGGTGGCGGTGGCGGTGGAGGATTACTAATGTCTTTTATTCAGTCTACTCCAATTACAAACAGTATTTTGTTTGAGCCAATGAAGTTTGATTTAACTAAGATTGATGCAGGTCTGTTTCAGAGGATTCTTAACGTATGACATATTTAAATCTTATTAATAATGTCCTCCGCAGACTAAGAGAGGATACAGTAGAGACTGCAAATGCTACTGATTATTCTGCATTGATTGGCGATCTTGTAAATGATGCTAAAAAGATTGTAGAAAATTCATTTGACTGGACTGCATTACGAGACACTATTACTTTTTCCACGGTAAATGGAACCAGTGAATACTCTTTAACTGGTAGTGGCGATTTGGCTGTAGTAAAGGATGTGATTAACGCAACATCAAAGAAGTTCATATATCAAAGAAGCAAGTCTTACTTCAACAATGTTTACTACAATCAGACCATATTGTCTGGGTCACCAGACTATTACACTTTTATTGGGACTGATTCAAACGGAGACTTGAAGATTAAGCTATATCCACAGCCTGACGCTGTGTATTCGTTACGCTTTGACGTTGTTGCTCCACAGGCTGATTTATCTAGTGACTCAGAGGTTTTGTCTGTTCCAAGCAATCCAGTTATTCAATTAGCTTATGCGATGGCCTTGAGAGAAAGAGGTGAGACTGGCGGTCAAAGTGCTGTAGAACAGTTCTCTGTAGCATCTACTGCTCTATCTGATGCTATTGCTTTTGATGCTAACCGTTATCCGACAGAAATGACATTTGTGGTGGTGTAATGGCCCAACAACTGCAACAAATAACAATTACTGCTCCAGGCTTTGCGGGTATTAATACTCAAGATGCTCCTTTGGCGCAAGAGCCTACCTTTGCTTCTGTAGCAGATAACTGCGTTATAGATAAATCAGGAAGAATTGCCTCAAGAAAAGGCTATTCGATGGTGTCTACCAATGGAGGTTCTGTACTTGGTTCCTCTCTTGGCATAGAAGCAATACATCAGTTCAGAGATAACAATGGAAATGTAGTTATTTTCTCTGCCGGAAATAGCAAGATATTTTCTGGCACAACTACATTAACTGATGAAACTCCTGGGTCTTATACAATTACTGATGACAACTGGAAGATTGTTAATTTCAATGGAAAAGCATACTTCTTTCAAAGATCACATGAGCCTTTGGTTTATTCAAACACTGCGGGAGCAGTACAAAAGATGTCTGCTCACGCTGGTGCTACTGGTACTCCGCCTCAAGGCAATGAAGTATTGGCAGCGTTTGGTCGTATATGGGTGGCTGATTTTGCTACTGACAAGTCTACTATCTACTGGTCTGATCTTCTTGATGGGACAGCGTGGACAGGGGGTACTTCTGGCTCTATAGACATTTCTAAGGTCTGGCCTAATGGCTATGATGAGATTGTTGCGTTATCAGCACATAACGGATTCTTAATCATCTTTGGTAAAGATTCGATCCTTGTTTATGGCGGCGCAGAATCTCCAGCTACTATGGCATTGACTGACACAATTTCAAACATGGGCTGTCTTGGAAGAGACTGTGTTGTTTCTACAGGCAAGGATTTGATTTTCTTTGCAAAGTCTGGCATTAGAAGTCTTGCAAGAACGATCCAAGAGAAATCATCTCCTATTGGCGATATATCTAAAAACGTAAACAACGATATAAAGACTATCGCTGCAAGTGAGACTGGAAACATTAAAATGATTTATTCGCCAAAAGAGGCGTTTGTTTTAGTTAATTTCCAAATTCTTAAAATTGTTTATTGTTTTGATACTCGTTTTCCATTGCAGGACGGCTCTTATCGAGCAACAACTTGGAGTCAGATTGCTCCATTATGCTTTACTAATCTTGTTGATAATACCATTTATATTGGAAATGCTAGTGGAATAGCTCAATACTCTGGATACTCTGATAATTCATCGTCTTTCCAGTTAAGTTATTTTTCACATCCATTGTCTTTTGGGAATCCGTCTGTTCTTAAATTCCTTAAAAAAATTAATGTTGTTACATTTGATGGGGCAGAGTCTACCGTAGTATTGAATTGGGCTTATGACTATACGAATAACTATAAGAAACAAGCCTATATACTACCTGCAAATAAATCTGCTCAATACAACATATCAGAGTACAACACAGATGCCGAGTATTCTGGCTCATTGGATTTAATTAAAAGAAAGAAAGTAAACACATCTGGCTCTGGCATGGTTGTGTCTGTAGGTGTTGAGTCAACCGTTGATGGGAATGTTATTGCAATACAACAACTAAATATTCATGCTCTTCTTGGAAGGATTGCGTAATGTCAAACTATACAAAGACAACTAACTTTGCGGCTAAGGATGCGCTAGTTTCAGGCAATCCTGCCAAAGTTGTTAAAGGAACTGAGGTTAATACAGAATTTGATAACATTGCTACTGCTGTAGCTACAAAGGCAGATTTGGCTAGTCCGGCACTTACTGGTACGGCTACCGCTGTTAATCTAACAGTGTCAGGAACTCTGTCTGCAACTGTGGATGGAGGAACTTACTAATGAACTGGACTGATTTTTTTAATAGTTTGATTGGTGGAAATACTGGTAAATTGCTTGGCACTATTGGCGAGGCAGCAGTAACTCAAGCCGGAATCCAAGATGTTGGTGAGGCTCAAAAAGAGGCAATAAAAGCACTTACTGGTCAGACCACTATTCCACAAATAGAGGACGGATTGCTTGGTCAGGCTCTTGAGCAGACCAAGTTTAAACCCTTTACGGTGACTTCTGGGACTGGTGGTACTGCCCAGGTTGGGCCTACTGGTGGTCTTACATTAGGGCTATCTGCACAGGAACAAGCAGCCCAACAGGGGCTTTTGGGCATGATACCGACCCTTCTGGGGCAGGTTGGCAGACAAGATGATGTTGGCCTCATTAATATGCTTACGCAGTCTCCTGAGCAACGACAGGCCCGTGAACAAGCAATCTTTAGTCGTCTTCAGGCTGCACAGTTACCAGAGCAGGAACGTGCCAGATTGGGCCTTGAAGAGCGTCTAGCGTCACAAGGAAGACTTGGTGTCCGTACCTCAATGTTTGGGGGAACTCCTGAGCAACTGGCTCTGGAAAAGGCTATTCAGGAACAACAGGCACAGACTTCTGTAAGTGCTATGGAGCAAGCAAGGGCAGAACAGGCTCTACAGTCTCAACAGACTTTGGCTGGTCTACAGCAGATGCTGGGTGAGCAGCAGCTTCTTACTCAGACAATTCCAAGTTTCCTTCAGGCGGCTTATACGCCTCAAGCTGGATTGTTGGGCGCATTGGCTCCTGCTACCGATCTATCAAGGGTATTGGCATCCCTTCAAGCTGGTGGTGCAGAGCTTTACTCTGGTATTGGTCAGACAGCTATCGAATCTCAGTTAGGTTTTGAATCATTGAAAAACGCTCTAAGACAACAACAATATCAAGGCTTGTTTGACTTGTTAAAGGGTGGTTAGCAACAGCAACAAGCTACGTCAGCACAAGATGCTGCGTCTTTGTTTAGCAAACTTTTACAACAAGGTGTTAATGTATCTTGGGAACAAGTTAAAAGTTTATTCGGATAATCGCTGACGGAACCATAGTCTACTTATAGGAACTAACAATGGCTATCAACATACAATCTTTGTTTCAAGACATTATTGAGACTCCTGCTCAACGGCAGCAG